TGACCCATTACGTATGGCCGGAAGGCTGGAGCAAAAACAATGAAACTGAAACTTGATGCTAACGGAAATGTGGTCGTTGAAAACGGTATGCCTGTGTACGTCCATGACGACGGCAAAGAGATCCCGTTTGATGCGGTCGCAGCGATGACCAGAATCACCTCCCTGAATGGTGAGGCGAAAACTCACCGTGAAGCGAAGGAAGCGGCGGAAGCCAGTCTCGCGAAATTCTCTGGCATCACCGATCCGACCAAGGCGCTCGAAGCCCTGGAGATGATGACCAAAATCGACCAGAAAAAACTGATCGACGCTGGCGCTGTTGACCAGGTTAAGGCTGAGATTACCAAGGTATTCCAGCAGCAGCTGGATGAAGCGAACGGCAAGACCAAGCAGCTGGAAACCCAGCTCTACGACGAGATGATCGGCGGCCGCTTCGGTGGCTCCAAATTCATTTCAGAGAAGATGGCGATCCCGGCTGAGTTCGTGCGTTCGTACTTCGGGCAGAACTTCAAAATCGAAGACGGCAAGGTCGTGGCCTTCGACGGTCAGGGCAATAAGGTGTTCTCTCGCACCAAGCCTGGCGAGCTGGCTAGCTTCGACGAAGCGCTGGAGTCACTGATCGAGTCGCATCCGCAGAAAGATTACATCCTCAAAGCGTCCGGTAACAGCGGCGGCGGTTCTCACCAGTCGCAGCACCAGGCCGGGCAAAAAACCATGAAACGCGATGCGTTTGATTCCCTGGATAACGCTGGCAAGCAAGCAGCGCTGAAAGACGGCGTCAGCATCGTCGATTAAATCGAAAGGAGCCATAAATGGCAGGCAATACCCTTACTGGTCTGATCCCGACCATCTATACCGCGCTGGACGTAGTGTCCCGCGAGCAAACTGGCTTCATTCCTGCGGTGGCGCGTGACGCGAAAGCGGATGCTGCTGCAAAAGACCAGACCGTACGTGCGCCAGTCGCACCTGCAGCCACCACTGAAGATATTGTCCCTGGTCCGTCAGCACCTAATTCTGGCGACCAGACCATCGGTGGTGTGGATGTCAAAATCACCAAATCCAAGATGGCCCCGGTCAAATGGAATGGTGAAGAGCAATTGGCTTTGGGCCCGGCTGGTACCTACAACACCATCCTGGCTGACCAGTTCAAGCAGGCTTTCCGAGCGCTGGCGAACGAAGTGGATGCAGACCTCGCTGCGCTGTACCTCAACTCCTCCCGCGCTGTTGGCGCGCCGAAGAATACCCCGTTCAGCATCAAAGACGATCTGACTGATGCTGCGTTGGCGCGTCAAATCCTGACCGATAACGGTGCGCCGACTACCGATTTGCGTATGGTGCTTGGTGGCGAAGCGATGGCATCCATCCGTGGTAAACAGGCTGTCCTCTTCAAAGCGAACGAAGCGGGAACCGACCAGCTGCTGCGAGAAGGTGTTATCGGTCGCATCATGGGCTTCAACCTCCACGAATCCTTCAGCATCAAGCGTACCGCGAAAAGCGCTGCTGCTGGCTATAAGGTCAATGGCGAGAAGAAAGAGGGCGATATCATCATCGCTATATCTGCCGGTACCGGCGGTATTGCTGCAGGTACTGCGGTGAAGTTCGCTGGTGATGACAATCAGTATCTGGTTGTTGCGGCTACGTCTTCCACTATCACCATCAGCGCGCCGGGGCTCCGTCAGGATCTGGCAGACCAGGCTGATGTCACTGTGTTGAGCGAATTTGTACCGAACATGGCGTTTGACCGCGGGGCATTCCTGCTGGCCAGTCGTACCCCGGCGATGCCTGAAGGTGGCGATACTGCTGATGACGTCATGAATGTGACCGACCCGGTATCTGGCATCACCTTCCAGGTTGCGCTGTACCGCCAGTACCGTCAGGTGCGTTATGAAGTTGGTCTGGCATGGGGTGTGGCTGCTGTGGCGCCACGTCATTCCGCCATCATCATGGGTTAACCCAGGGGGCTTCGGCCCCTTTGTTTTTCAGGAGGCCCAATGGCCGGATTAACCAGAGAGCAGCGCGCGCAGCGTGACGCGGAAAAGCTTGCAGCTCAGCAGGGTATTGAGCTGGTGGTCATGGTGCGTGACACCCCAGAGTTCCCCGGCGGCCCGCTGCGTGCAGATGTTCATCCTGATGAAGTGGATAACTGGCTGGCGCTGGACTGGCGTCTGGAGGAATAACCATGCTGGTTGCCGATCCCCATTCGCCGGACTTTAACAGCTACGCCAGCGTGTCCGACCTGCGGGCATTTGCCGCCGGGCGCGGATATACCATACCTGCCGATGACGGCGAGTGCGGCATGTTGTTGATGCAAGCGATGGACTTTCTGGAAGGGCAGGCCTGGCGCGGTCAGCGCTCCAGCACATCTCAGCCGCTGTCGTGGCCGCGCTCCGGCGTACGCTTCGATGGTGTGGACCTGCCGGATGATGCTATTCCACAGCGCCTGATTGATGCCCAATGCCGCCTGGCTATCGAGTCGCAGGAGATTGACCTCACGCCGTCGGTCTCCGGTGGCGGCGCGGTCATAGCTGAGAGCGTACAGGGGGCGGTCTCTGTGCAGTACGAGCCGGGAACGAATAAGGCTACTCCATCATTCCCCTGGTTCTATTCCTCGCTGCGCGGGCTTGTGGTGGGCGGCAACCAGGTCCGGATCGAAAGGGGGTAGCATGGCAATCGACTATCGCCGCATGCGCGCTACGGCAACGCGGCTACTGACGGAGAACGGCAAAGCCTACCAACTGACTCGCGGCGGAACCACCACCCGCGATCAGTACGGGAAAGAGGTTATCACCGAGCCTATTACAGCGACCGTTACCGGCGTTATCACCGAATACTCCACGCGTGAAATCGACGGTTCACTGATTGCTACGGGCGATAAAAAATTGGCGGCCACGTTTGAAACGGAAGTGCGCATTGGCGACCTCATTGATATCGACGGAAAAAAGTGGCGCGTGGTTCAGCCGAATCCGGTTAAGCCCGCAGATGTGCTGATCTCCTACAACATCCAGCTGAGGACCTGATTATGACCAGTTCTGCAAATCAGCCGTTCCTGGCTGCTATTCAGCTGTTCGTTGATGGCTCAAAGCAGGAGATTGACGAGGCGGTGCGCCGGACGGGTATCAAAATCCTGGGTAGATTGGTGGAGATGTCACCAGTCGGGCAGCCGGAGACCTGGCAAGTGAACCAAACGGCCTCTGCTTATAATACTGCAGTGCGTGAACATAATGCTGCCCTTCGCGATGATCCTGCCAACCTGACCAAATCGGGACGACTAAAGCGCGGTTTGCGTGTAAACGACTCGATGGACATCAAAAAGCCTGAGGGTTATGTCGGTGGTCGGTTCAAGAACAACTGGTATGTTGGGTTCGATAGCCAGCCAACAGAGACGAACGATACCCCGGACGCTTCGGGGCAGGGTTCAAACTCCCGCGGTCTGGCGGTGCTTGAGGTGTTCAAAGTAGGGCAAGTGAGCACGATTTACTTCACTAACAACCTGCCATATGCCCAGGCACTGGAGAACGGACATTCAAACCAGGCGCCCGGAGGTATGGTCGGGTTGACCGCATTGGATGCAGCCCAATACTTCCGCGAGGCAATGAACGAGGTGCGCAATGGCCGGTGACCAGTCCATGCGAATTGCTGAATTGCTGGAGAGCCGGGTGGCGATTATCGCTGAGTCGCTAGGATTGCCGATCGCCTGGCCTAACATCGCTTTTACCCCGCCTGATGATGCCCCTTACGGGCGCGTTTATGTCTTACCTGCGCAAACCGTGGGGCAGGACCTGGAAGGTCAGTTGCGTACATACCAGGGCATTCTCCAGCTCAATATCATTGCACCAGCAGGTAGCGGCGTGACTCTGGCCAGAGGGCTGACAAAGTCGGTCGTAGATGCTTTTCCCGAAGGGCTGCCGCTGGTGGACGGTAATCTGACGGTTTACATCAACGGGCCGCCGCAGGTGAGACAACCCATCCAGGACCGGCCAACCTCGGCGCCCAACGGGTCCAGTGGCTCCATAACCTACACCATTCCCGTCAGCATGCAGTACCGCGCTGACTACTGACCTGCCAGATGGCGGGTTTTTTATTAGCTAAATTCAGGAGAGTGCTATGGCATTCGCAATCCCTAACGGCTCGCGTGTGAACGTGGCCAAGGCCTATCAAGCCCCAATCACCTTTACCGCAGCCTCTAACGCGACGGAATGCGAACTGACCGTTGCATCGGCTTCCGGCATTCTGGCCGGTGACGTAGTTCAGGTGAGTTCCGGCTGGTTAAAGCTCGATAACATGGTGCTGCGCGTAAAATCGGTGACCAGTAATAAAATCGTGCTGGAAGCATTCGATACTACCGACACCACCAAATTCCCGGCAGGCACTGGCGCGGGCACGCTGCGCAAAATCGACTCCTGGATCACCATGCCTCAGGTGATGACACTATCAACTGAAGGTGGTGACCAGCAGACCATCAGCGTGCAGTTCCTGGAAGATGACAAAGCGCGAACCATCCCAACGTTTAAAAACGCGGTGGTTCAGGTTTACACCTTTGCACACGACCCTCAACTGGCGATCTACAAACGCCTCATTGACCTGGATGACTCCAGCGACACAACGGCGGTCTGGTTCCATAACCCACGCGGCAAAGCCGATCGTTTCTACTCAGCCAAAGTATCGTTCCAGCGCGTACCGCGCACGGAAATCAACGCCGTGGAAAGTAACGAGGCGCGCATGAACTTCGAATCGGACATGCAGATTTACCCGATCGCCGATTCATCCGTGACGCCGCTGGCGTTCCTGACCGACCTGCCGGCCACCAAATCGGTTGCCACAGGCGCAGCGCTGGATCTGGCGGTGGTAATGAAGGGCGGCGCAGCACCTTACACCTACGTTTGGAAGAAAGGCAGCACCGCTATTCCGGGCAAAACCGCATCGACGTTCAACATTTCATCTGTCGCATCCGGTGATGCTGGCGTTTACACCTGTGAAGTCACCGACGCCGCGGGCAAAACCATCACCTCGGCTGCGTGTACTGTCACGATCAGCTAACTAATCAGGCCCGGTACGCCGGGCTTTTTTATGCGCATCGCACGCGCACATCGAAGAAAGTCTTTCAGCTGTGAGCCTGGGCAAACCGTTAACTTTCGGCGGATTTGCCGTGCGACAGGCTCACGTCTAAAAGGAAAATTAAAATGTCAGAACCTTCAATCGTCCCTTACGTAAAAACCACTCCCAAACCTTTTGGTGTGGACGTCGAATGGAAATGGCCGGGTGGCTGCGCGGTGCTAGAACTGCAATGCCTTCATGAAGATGGCCGACTTATGAAAAAACGCATCTTCTGGCCAGCTACCGTATGCCTTATTTCCGGCCTCAAAGCTGGTGAGAGATTGCAGGTGCGCCTGCGTCCAATTGCAGAAGATGGCTCAGCACGAGATTGGCGAGCCGGTGACTGGATCGAAGGGGTTTCTTCTGTCGATACCGAAGAGATTATTGAGGCGCTGGACGAAGAGATCCGTAACAGCGATGCATTCAAAGTCCTGAAAGATGGCTGGTCTTTCGAAAAGAACGGGACGCTGATTATTAATAACGGCGAGGTGTTCGTTACCGATGCGAAGATCGACGATGCCGTATTGTCTAAGAGCTACAGCGTTAAATTAAATGTCGCCGGCAAAGGCAAGCCGCACGAAGCTGGCATGACCCTCGGAGTTGAAGAAGGAAAGCAGCAGGTAACGTTTAAGGCTGATCGCTTTAAGGTACATGAAGCCGCTCAATCAGCCAGCAATAATGAAGAGACGGCCTTCAATGGTGGTCTGGCTTTTGGTGGTTTCTCTGGGGCAATTAGTCATGATGGAGCTAATCCCGCTGATGGCAATAATGCCACCGCTGAACCAATCAGTTCAATTGCTTCAGCGACAGGCACAGCCACCAAGACGCGACTAACCGACGAGATGCGAGAACTGGTTCTCAAGGCTGTACGTGAAAGCGATCTGTTCACATTCCTTCAGACTGCGATAGCTGCTCAGGAATCCTCAACCTCTGACTTGAAACAGGCACTGAATGACGCAGTGGGCGATGCTATTCGCAACGCACTGAAGCCAGGCGGTCTGCTGTACAAACGATAACTCCCACGATCACACACTCGTATATTCAACCCGCTCCGGCGGGTTTTTCTTTTTCTAAGGAACCGAAATGACTAAGTTCTCACTCATCCCCACTCCTACATTTTCTGTGACCGCGAGCATTCCGCGCGCTGGCGCCGAAGACGGCAAACTGACTTTCACTTTCCGCCATAAGACACTGGAAGAGCTGCGCTCTATGGACGAAAAGCTGCAAAAGTCCGCTGAAGGTAAAAAGGGTGCTATCGAGCCGCAGGCCGACTACCTCATGGAAATTGTCGAGGGGTGGGCACTACCTGACGAGTTCACCCGCGACAACGTTATTGTCCTTCTTCAGAACTACCCGCGCGCGTTCGACAGTATTGGCCTGGCTTATACCAAAGAGTTGATGGGCATCCGCGAAAAAAACTGAGGCAGGTCGCCGCAGCGTTGTATACGCCGGGGCCGACTCTCGCGGAGCTGAGCGCTTTTGGTTTGACGCCTGAGGACGTGGAGGAAGAGGTGGGGATCCTGCCCTCTGTGTGGAAGTCTTTCACCATCTTCTCTGCGCTGGCGACCCAGTGGCGCGTAGGCGCGGGCGGGGCAACCGGCCTTGATTACAACGTTCTCCCCTGGATGTTCGAGTTACATGGGGTTGAGGATGCGGCGGCCTGCATGGCTGACCTTCAAATTATGGAAAGCGAGGCTCTCAAGGTAATGCATAAGGAGACGAAATAATGACAGACCAGATCGCCTCGATTACTTTGCGGGCCGATGTTTCTGACCTGAAAACAGCCAGCAACGAACTGGATAAACTCGGCCAGGCGGCAGTTGGCGCTGTCGAGAAAGCAGATGATTTGAACAGCGCGTTCCGTGCTGGCGCTGAATCTGCGAAACAGGGCAGCGAAGGAATTAAGGAACAGCAGAACGCGCTCAGGGGGCTGCTGGAGAATATTGACCCGGTAAACAAGGCCTTAAACCGCCTGGATGAGCAGCAAGAATCACTGCGGAAATTTCAGGCCAAAGGTTTCCTGGATGCCGAGACCTTTCAGGCTTACAACAAAATCCTGGACGACACCCGTCTCAAGCTGACCGACACCGGAGAAGCCGCGGCGCGCGCTCAGGCCGAATTAGCCGCTACCCAGGCGGCAGAGAAGCAGTCCGCAGCGTTAAAGAACCTGCTGGGTTCCATCGACCCGACGATCCGTGCGTTCAACTCACTGGATGAACAGCACGCACAGCTGGTAGCCCATTTCGAAGCAGGGCGCATTAATGGCGCTCAGTTCGAGCACTTCAACACCATTCTCAACCAGACGCGGGAACGTCTTTCTGGTGTCGCTGATGTACTGCCAGAGGCTTTAGCGCGTCAGGAAGCCGCCGCACGCCGTGCAGGTATTTCCGTGGGACAGTACAGCGCTGCGCTGCGTACGCTCCCGGCCCAGATCACTGATATCGCAACCCAGCTGGCTGGTGGACAGTCTCCGTTCCTGATCCTGCTCCAGCAGGGCGGGCAGATAAAGGACTCCTTTGGTGGCTTCGGAGCAATGTTCCAGGCGCTGAAAGATGCGCTGTTTGGATTCAACGAGGATGTTGAGAGAGGGGCTGACGAAGCAACAGAGAGCCTAGGGGATCTTGCTGAAGGGTTTAATGATACGTCCGAAGCAGCTGAAAACCTTAGGAAGGTGAGAGGGATACTTACACCCATAAACCTAGGGATTTTAGGTATCGCTGCCGCTGCGGGGATTCTTTCTTACGCATGGTATCAAGCTTCAAAAGAGGTAGAAAGCCTCAATAAGTCTCTGATCTTGACAGGCAATTATGCGGGAGTAACTGCCGGTAAATTAAGCCAAATGGCAAAAGCTATTGCCGAATCAGGATCAACCCAAAGTGAAGCAGTTGACGCCCTATCAAAGGTAGTAAGCACCGGCAAGTTTAGGGCTTCACAATTGGAAATGGTCACATCAACTGCTCTGGCTATGGAGGAGGCCACTGGAAAATCAATTGATGAAACCATCAAGAATTTTCAAAAGCTTTATTTAGCGCCTACTAAGGCCTCCGAAGAACTAAATTCTTCAATGCATTATTTGACCTCCGCTCAATACGAATATATCTCCTCTCTAGAGCGTCGAGGGGATAGGGAAGGGGCGGCAGAAGCAGCCGCAAAAGCATATAGCCAGGCGGAACAAACTAGAAGTCAGCAGGTACTGGATAATTTGGGGCTTATTGAGCGAGCCGCAAAAGCAACAGGCGATGCGCTGAAAGGCATGTGGGGAGAGCTGCTAAATATCGGCAGGCCAGAAGCTCCAGATGATATGCTTCAACGTATGCAAGCTGATTTAGCTGTCCGTGAGAAAGCATTACTACCTGAGCGAGCACCCGGTGGTTATGGTTATGCCACCAGTTCGGTGGATGATGATTATGATCGTCGGCGCAATGCTCAAATAGCTGCAATAAATGCGCTTAAATCTCAGATCTCTCCTCTTCAGCAGGCAGTGATTTTACAAAACGATATTTCTGCCGCAATCACCAAAGGAAAAGAAGAGGATGAGAAGCGCACCTATTCCCTAATTTATCAAAATCGCATCCTCGAGCAATCAGCAACATGGCAAGAAAAGCGTAGTAAAGCCCTTTCAGAATTATGGAAAAATGTTGCCATTGCTCCAGACAAGTGGAGCGACCAGCAGCGGCAACAGGCTGTGGATGCGATAAATAAGCAGTTCCATCCAGATAAGACTCCGAAAACTCCAGCAGTAAGAACTAGCGCCGGTGATCGTTCTATTGATGCATATGGTGCAGAAACACTTGCTCTACAGGCGCAGCTTAAAACGCTTCAGGAGCATCGTGATATCAATGATGTGATCAGCCAGCAGCGTAAGCAGCAATGGGAGCTAATTTCGAAGTTCAGCATCTTGGAGGAGGCTTCTAAAACCCGAGCGCTTTCTAAAGACGAACAATCTCTGTTGGCAACCAAAGACCGTGCTCTTGCGCAGGCTGAAGTTAATGCAGGACTCGGCGATCAGATTGCTATTCAGGAGCGCTTGAACCGACTTCAAGATAGCTCCCAAAAATACGAGACGCAAATGGCCGAGAAAACGGCGGCCTTGCGTGATAGTGCGGGGCTAAGCAGTCGTCAGGCTCAGCGATTGCGTGAGGAGGCGCAACTCCGGCAGGGCTGGCTGAATGGAGGTGGTGAGCTTGAGGATGCTGGATATGAAAAAGAACTGGCAGCCCTCAGGAAATATTATGCTGAAGAGGACAAGTTACGGGGCGACTGGAAAGCAGGTGCGGTTAGTGGCTGGAATGAGTATCTGGATGCCGCCACAAATACCTATGACGCCGTGAAGAATGTTGCCAACTCAACGCTGACCGGCTTAAGCGACATGCTTACCAGCCTTATGACGACTGGAAAAGCCTCAGTCAAAGAGTTTGGCAAATCAATGCTCAAAATGATCGTTGAGGTAACAAACCGGTTGATGGTTGCCTACGCAGTGCAGGCGGCCATGGGGTGGATTAGCGGCAGCGCAAGTGGTGGGTCAACTCCAGGTGGGGCATATGCCAATGCTGCATCTAACGTAACTTTCAATGCCAAAGGCGGGGTTTACGATTCGCCAGGCCTCAGCAAGTATGTGAACGGCGTCTACGATTCACCTCAGTATTTCACTTTCCAGGGCGCGTCCAAGTTTGCGAAGGGTGGTGTGTTCGCAGAGGCTGGAGCTGAGGCAATCATGCCGCTGACGCGTGACTCTGCGGGACGACTAGGCGTAAGGGCTGACGGCGCTGGCGGCGCAACGCCACAAATCAACGTCGATATTTACGTTGATAACAAAGGCAACACCACGTCCAATACTACCGGTAATGGTGATGCAGCAGCCCGCGCGCTAGCAGATCGTATGAAGCAATACGTACAGGAAGGTATCATCCGAGCCATTAGAGATGATGGAGCAATCGGTGGACGCTTTGTGAAAAAGTAATATCAACTCGCAGCGTTACATTCTCATATCCCCTGGTTATCATTAGAAAAAATATGATATTCAGGGGATGTTTGTGAAAAAAATTCTTTGTTTGAGCTTGGCCTGTCTTGCACTTGCTGCGTGTAAACCTTCCGAGGAAAAAGCACTGCAACTCGGGCAACAAGAAATTGCGAATGGGTTGATGGATCCTGACAGTGCTAAATTCAAAATTGTTAGGTTTAACCAAGACAAAGTCCAAAACTCAGGAGATGTTGTGAGTGGCTTCGTATGCGGCAGAGTAGCTGGAAAAAATGGATTTGGCGCGTATGTTGGATACCACCCTTTTTACATACATATCAAGATGACTTCCAAAGGGATGTTTTCTAAAGGCGTCAATTATGAAGTCGGAGAAAAAGCAATCTATCCTGATGGAAGAGATGAGTCGTGGATAGATCTCGACGGAAACTCCTATGTCAGCCGCTGCGGCCCAACCCCATCAGAGTGAATTCGTTTATGAACAGTTACGTAGACGATCCGTTATTTGTGCCAGCTATTGAGTGGGTAATAGCAAACCAAAAAGTGTCCGTTTCAGGGTTACAGAGAAACTTTCGAATAGGTTACAACAGGGCATCACAAATCGTTGAACTCATGGAAAACATAGGCGTGGTATCACCTCAAGGATTTGAAGGGAATCGCACTGTTCTTTGTCCAGAAATTGAGGATGCGTATTCTTTACTGCAGGATTTAATCGAGAATTCGGATGTAGAGCCTGACATGACAAACGTAATTTTATTTCCTCGTAAAAAATAGCCACTCAACTTTAGCCTTCAACTAATACCAAGCCCCGCATATGCGGGGCTTTTTTATGGAGTAAATATGGCAGTTGAAACCTACAGCTGGCGCTCGCAACTCGGCGCGGGGCCAATAGAGTACAGCCAGTCGGTGCGCGCGGCGCAGTTCGGTGACGGCTATGAGCAGGTTGCTGACAACGGTATTAACTCCACGGCTATTCAGATCCCTATGAAGCACACAGGCGCAGAATCGGAAGTGGACAGGATTCGTGATTTTCTCCTTGCTCATACCGTGAAGGCTTTCATCATTACGCCGCCAGGCGAAGAGAAGGGGCTTTATCGCGTCGTAGCCGATTCGGTTCGTAAAACGCAGATCAGCAGCAAATATGCTGAGTTGACGTTCACTATCAAACGGGCTTACGGAGTGTATGCATAATGGCATTAGTCGATCAGGCGGCGATGCTGGCACCGGGTGGCAGGGTTCGCCTGGTTGAAGTTGACGCCTCAGAGTTCAGTGCGGGGATCCACCGATTCCACTACGCACCTTTCCCCCACACGCCAGCAGAGATAGACGCTGCAAAGGGCGACGAGAATAAGCTCGGGCCTAAGCCGATCTTCTTCGGCGGTAAGACCTATGACTTCTGGCCGTTTCAATTGACAGGCCTGGCGCTTTCAACAGACCAGGCCGCAGAGCCGACACTCAGCGTTTCCAACCTCGACGGTCATATCACTGCGCTGTGCCTGCAATTTAAGGACATGGTTAACGCAAAAGTGAGCATTATCGATACCTATGCGGTCTATCTCGATGCCGTAAATTACCCTGGTGGCGTAAACCCGACAGCTGATTCGTCAATGTTCACACTTCAGACCTTCTGGCTTGACACCAAAACCTCCGAAGATGATGAGGTGGTTACCTGGGCACTCAGCAGCCCGGCCGATTTGCAGAGCCTTGTGATCCCCACCCGACAGATCACATCGCTTTGTGAATGGGCGCTGCGCGGTCAGTATCGTAGCGGCGATGGATGCACCTATAACGGCACTGCGTATTTCGACGCGAAAGGGAACCCAGTATCAGATCCTGCACTTGATGTGTGTGGCGGTTGCCTCAGTGACTGCCGTAAACGATTTGGCGCTGGCCTGGCAGACCCTGACGCGGCAATCCTCGATTTTGGTGGCTTCCCGGCAACCGTTCTCTTCACCCGATAACCGGACGTACCAATGAATAAAACCATAATGGCAGCTATCCGGGCGCATGCGCTGGAGGAGTCCCCACGCGAGTGCTGTGGCTTCGTTATTCAGTCTGGCCGTCGCCAGCGCTACATTCCCGTGCCGAATACGCACGAAAATCCGACAGAGCATTTCCGCATCGACGGCGAGCACTGGGCTAACGCCGAAGATATCGGGACGATTATTCGCGTCATCCACTCCCACACGGGCGACGGTGCCCGGCCTATTCCGTCCGATCTGGACCGCCAGCAGTGCAACAACTCCGGCGTGATCTGGGGTATTTACTCACCTGACAGCGATGAATACGCCGAGATAATGCCGGAGGCGGTGCCGCTTATCGGACGTCCGTTTATCCTGGGTTCGAATGACTGCTGGGGGCTGATTATGGACTGGCACGCCATTCAGGGCGTCACGCTGAACGATTTTCGCGTCGATTACCCGTGGTGGGAAAGCCAGTACCCGGACAATCTCTATTTCGAAAACTGGGAGCGGGAAGGATTCATCGAGTGCGATCCGGCACCAGGCTGTATGGTCATCATGCAGGTTGATTCCGATAAGTGGAACCATGCGGGCATCATCACTGAAGAAGGCGAGTTGCTCCACCACCTTTACGGCCAGCCTTCCTGCATTACCCCATATGCCCGAGGCTATTTCAAAGACCGCACGATGATCTGCGTACGTCACAAAGACCTGCCACAGGAGTTAAAGCCATGGCGCGTTTAACCACTATTCGTCTGTATGGCGCCCTGGGCGCCCGGTTCGGGCGCGTGCACAAACTGGCAGTGCAGACATCTGCCGAAGCGGTAAAAGCCCTGTGCATCAATTTCGACGGGCTGGAAGACTACCTGATGAACGCCAAAAAGAACGGCATGACGTTTGCGGTGTTCCGCGGTAAACGCAACATCGGCGTTGATGACTTTAAGGCGCTGTCAGGGGACACCGATATCCGCATCGCACCAGTGATGGAGGGGGCCAAAAAAGCCGGCATTTTTCAAACCATCCTTGGTGCCGTGATGGTGGTTGCGGGCATTGTAGTATCTGGTCTCTCTGCTGGTTGGGCTGGGCCAGTTGGTGGGGCGATGATATCCGCTGGCATCGGTATGATGGCCGGCGGTATTTACCAGATGCTTTCGCCCCAGCCCAAAGGGTTGCAGGGGCGAGACGACCCTGACAATAAACCCTCTTATGCCTTTGGTGGCTCAGTTAATACCCTTGCGATGGGAAACCCGGTCGCGCTTCTCTATGGCGTCCGCGAGATTGGCGGCGCCATCATCAGCGCTGGCATAGTCGCCGAAGACATCTGATAACTCCTTTCTGAATATCAAGCACCCAGTCGGGTGCTTTTTTTTATGGATGTATTATGGAAGCGATCACTGGTGCAAAGGGTGGCAGCCAGAAGCAGCACACACCTGTAGAACAACCTGATTCGGCGCAGTCAATGGCGCGCTGCCGCATGCTGCTGGCGCTCGGGGAAGGTGAGTTTGCTGGTGGTCTGGATGCGACCAGCATTTTCCTGGACGGTACGCCCCTGGGAAACGCCGACGGAACGATGAACTTTGAAAACGTTTCCTGGGAATTTCGGCCGGGAACACAGACCCAGACGCCGATTCCGGGTTTTCCCGCTGTGGAGAACGAAACTACGGTTGGCGTATCGCTGACAAAAGCCACGCCCTGGACGCGCGCGCTGAGCAACACCCAGATTGACGCTGTGCTCGTTCGCATTGGTATTCCGGGTTTGCAGCAGCAGGAAAACGACGGGGATATTGTCGGTACTACCGTAAAGTACCATATCGATCTTGCTGTAGATGGTGGTGCGTTCTCTACGGTCATGACAAGAACCGTGACAGAGAAACTCAGTTCTCTCTATGAACTGACCCATCGCATTAATCTTCCGAAAGCCAGTACAGGCTGGCAGATTCGCGTAGTACGCGACACCGACGACAGCACCAGCCAGATGTTGCAGAATAAAACGCAGGTACAGGCAATCACTGAGGTGATTGATGCGCGCCTGCGTTATCCCCATACGGCGCTGCTGTATGTGTCGTTCAACGCCAAATCGTTCAACAATATCCCGAAGGTTTCCTGTAAACCTAAGGGGCGCATTATCCGCATCCCTTCGAATTACGATCCGATAGCCCGAACCTATAGCGGCACATGGGACGGGACGTTTAAGTGGGGCTGGACGAATAACCCAGCATGGATCTGGTTCGATGTGCTCACTGAGCCGCGTTTCGGACTTGGCCGACGCGTCACGGCGCAGATGCTGGATAAGTGGGAGCTTTACCGTATTGCCCAGCGTTGCGATCAGAAAGTACCTGACGGGAAGGGTGGCGACGGTACCGAGCCGCGCTTCATGTTTGATGTCTACATCCAGTCGCAGGCTGATGCGTGGCAGGTAATCAAAGACATCGCCGCAGGGTTCAATGGCATGACGTTCTGGGGCAACAACATGTTCAATGTTGTCTCTGACATGCCGGCGGACACGTCGAAGCTGCAAATCCTTACCCGCGCTTCGGTGGTGGGCAAGCCGGTTTACTCGAGCGGCAGTGAAAAGACCCGCTTCTCCAGCGCGCTGATTAACTTCAGTGACCCTGACAATCACTATCAGGACCGCACAACAGCGGTGATGTTCCCGGACCTGGTTAAGCAGTTCAAGTTTAAGCAAACGCAGATCACCGCAATCGGCTGTACGCGCGAGAGCGAAGCACAGCGCCGTGGCGGGTGGGCTGTGTACTCCAACTCACTTGACCGGATTATCACGCTACAGACCGGGCTTGATGGCTATGTCTACGTGCCGGGCACCGTGTTTGCATTTGCCGACGAACGCCTTTCAGGACGTGTTTATGGCGGGCGTATAACCGGATATAACGCCGGGTTGAAAGCTGTGACAACCGATCGGGGTACCAGTGCCGTTGCGGGTGACACACTGATGATCCGCACAAAGGGCGGTACCGTTGAAAGCCGGGTGATCCAGGCCGTAAACGGCACGCAGCTGGTGGTCGCCACGCCTTTCACGGCAGCGCCGTTACCCAATGCTGTATTCGTCATCGATGCCGGGCAGTTACGCCTGCAATACTTCCGCGTTACGAACCTGAGATTTGATGATGAAGAAAACACCTTCACAATCACCGGGGCCGAATATAACGCATCAAAATATGATGCGGTCGATAACAATGCCCGCCTGGACACGCCGCCAATAAGTCTGATACCAACCGGCCTCGTCAACCAGCCGACCAATATCGTGGTAGCGAGCTATGATGCAGTGCGCCAAGGGCAGCGAGTGGCCACCCTGACGGCATCATGGGATGCGCCGGTCGACAAGAACGGCAAAACACAGGCGGATGTCATAGCCTATCGGGTGCAGTGGAAGCGCGGCGACAATGAGTGGGTTAACGTACCGGAGACCGGTCTTCGCAATATCGAAGTGCCTGGCATCTTCGATGGTGATTATCTGGTCCGGGTACGCGCGATTAACTCCGGCGGTGCATCGAGTCTCTGGGCAACTTCAGCGCTTACACACCTGAAGGGACGCGCGGGTGATGTACCCAAACCTGTCGGGCTTAAAGCCTCCGAAGACGTCGTATTCGGAATTAACGTCACTTGGGGATTCCCGGCTAATACCGGCGACACCCTGAGCACTGAGCTGCAATACAGCATTGCCGCTGACGGTTCGAATCCTATGCTTTTGGCATCTGTACCGTATCCGCAGAAACTTTATCAGCAGATGGGGCTGAAGGCGGGGCAGGAATTCTGGTACCAGGCACGGCTTGTCGACAGGATCGGGAATCAGAGCGGATGGACCGACTGGGTGCGCGGACAGGCCAGCATTGATGTATCCGATATCACCAATGCAATCCTGGAGGACATCAAAAGTTCTGAAGTCTTCAAGGCCCTAATTGAGGATGCAGTAGCCAGCAGCGAGAAACTGGCCGAACTTTCTGATGCGATTAAGGAGAACGCCGATGGGCTGGCTGCCGCCGTAGGTTCGAATAAGCAGACAGCAGAAGCAATCATCGGCAACGCGCTTGCTATTGCTGATGTTGTCGTGCGGCAGACAGCCCAGCAGGGCGCTAACTCTGCGACCTTCGAACAGCTCCGGGAGGTGATCGCCACTGAGACGGAGGCACGCGTCACGGATGTTACTCGTCTAGAGGCGAAAACTGCCCAGAATGAAGCGGGTATTACTGATGTTCGCCAGGCGTTAGCAACGGAAACTGAAGCTCGCGCTTCTGCGGTAAGTCAATTGACGGCTGCTACTCAGGCCGCATCTGACAAAGCTGATTCAGCAGCTGCTGTAGGTGCTCAGAATACTGCATCAATCACCAACCTTAGCCAGGTTGTCACAGACCTCGATTCCTCAATGGCATCACGCCTGGAAGAGCTTGGTGCACAAACTGATAAAGCCAGCGGCGGTATTCAGAACAATGCTATCGCGCTGATCACCAGTACGCTCGCGCAGGTTAACCAGCGCAACCTCCTGAGCGTGCAATATGGCGATAACAAAGCCGGTATTGAGCGCGTTGATAACGTGATGGCTGATGCGAGCAAAGCAGTTACTGAATCGCTGAAAACGCTGGACTCCAGCGCAGGTGGTAACACCGCGAACGTGACGGATTTTGCCAAAACCATGGCGGACTTCTCTCAGGCATCTGCTACGCAAATCAATTCGCTAAAGGTCACGGTTAACGGTCAGTCAGCGGCAATTGTCACGAACGCTCAGGTGTCGGCAGATATCAATAACAACCTGAATGCGATGTACAGCATCAAGGTCGCTGTTGATTCTAATGGCAAACAGTACGCAGCAGGAATTGGCATTGGTGTTCAGAATACGCCGTCCGGCATGCAACCGCAGGTTCTGTTCCTTGCTGACCGCTTCGCTGTGATGAGTCAGGCTGGCGGCGCAGTTACTCTGCCTTTTGTCATCCAGAACGGACAGACCTTCATCCGGGATACGTTCATCCAGGACGGTACCATCAGCAATGCCAAAATAGGAAACTACATTCAGTCTTCAACATGGGACGGCACCGGAAATGTTGGCTGGCACATCAACAAGTCTGGCTACGCGACGTTCAATAATGTGACCGTTCGTGGCTCGATTTACGCCACAAACGGTAATTTTTCTTTCAATGGCTCCGGCAACACAACGGTGATTAATGGTAATGGCGTAACCATTAATATTCCGGGTGGCGGCCGCATCGTACTGGGGACGTGGACATAAATGCCGACAGGACTACTGATAGAACTAAATGACGGTGGAAAGCGCATGGAGATAACGGCGGGTCTGAGGTGCCCATCGTTTGGTGCCAGCTTTGACAGTGGCTACCAGAAAGCAAAGTATGTGGACATCGCTGGTTATGTTTCAGGAGCGCAGGTGCTGTTTATACCGCATGCGACTGCCTATGTTGATTCAGGGCTGTGGCATAAAATGAATTCCATCACTATCTCTGGTGGGAGGGTTACGCAGAATTCGAGAATGCAGGCTCTGGGCATTAGTGAAAGAGATAGCACCTATACGTTTCCCGGTAGTGTCTGGCAGATATTTCCGACAGGTCAGCGAAGCGGGGTGGGCCTGCTTATCAGCGACAGTACTGACTTCACCTCGATAACCAATGCCACGCAGTCAGGGCAGTGTATCTGGAAGGGTACCGTTAATGTTCCGACCGGGGGGTGGGCGGTTCCCACGATAGCAGGATATGACAAGTCGAAGTATGTTGTTTTCGGGCGCTGTAACAGTGGTAACACGATTGACTTCGACGGTAACACGGTCAGGTTCTTCAGCCCTCCGTCCACGAACGATGACGCTCCCGCGACCGGCACGATAGACATCGTTATCTTCGCCAGTGGTGTAGCGCCGCAGGCTGGTATCGGCCTCAATATTTTCAATGCTGCAGGGGCCTGTACCTTTTCAACCACAAAACGACCTTTCGTATACCTCAATCAACTCTGGTCGCCTTCTAAAAGCGCTGTGAACATAGGCAGCGGGTATGTTCCGCTGGGCAGGTTTGGGTTAATGACCCATGAGGTTAACGGGGTATATGTGTATCGAATGTTCGGTATAAAAATTCAGAATGGTTACGCTTCAGTTCAGGGAGGCAAGTATCTCGGGCGCGAACAATATGCCATTTTTGGTAATGACACGGTAACGCCCCTCAGTCTTCCCGTTCTTCCCGATATGTACGTCTGAAAAATATCACCATTTAAATGCACCCTCGCTCCGGCGGGGTTTTTTATTTCCTGGAGAAAATATGATTTATACCACTGGCACTATTGCCATCAGCGGAAACACCCTTACAGGTACCGGCACAAACTTCACTGCAGCTGGTTCTCTTATTCGTAACGGCTGCACTGTTATCGCCCTGACCAGCCCAGCGCAGGTTTTCCAGATTACCGCGATTGGAAGCGCAACCTCTCTCACCGTTACGCCAGCTGCTAACCCTGCAATCCCTGCTGGAACAAAATATGCCATTCTTCTGAGCGACAGCCTGAGCGTCGACGGTCTGGCGCAGGACATCGCTGAAACCTTCACTATGTATCAGCGTTACATGAGCGGTTTCGCTGATGTGATGAACGGTACTACAGACGTCACTATCACGATTAACGGTGTGGCCGTCACAGTACCAGGCCAGAAATCACTGGCGAAGAAAGGGGCTAACAGCGATATAACCAGCCTAAGTGGCCTGACTACCGCACTCAGCGTTGGCCAGGGTGGCACTGGTGCGAAAACCGCCGCAGACGCTCGCACAAACCTTGGTTTAGGAACATCAGCAGTACGCGATGAGCAGACTTCAATTAATGACGCAACCGCAGATAGAGTAATGACAACCGGCAAAGCGTTTGGGTTGGGTTCTCAGGTTGGTATCCAGACTGCAATAGGGTCAGCTGGCCCAGTTGGCTTCTACGGTTCCGCAGGAACTAACTGGGGAAGTCCCGGTGGGCTGACAGGTGGGTTTGGTGTCATTCAGATGCCAGGCAACAATGCACTTTACCGAACTCAGTTTGCGACAACAGACTCAGGTACAAGAGCATTTCTTCGTTCGATTCAGAATGCAGTTTTTGGATCATGGGTTGAATTCTATACCTCAGGTAACACGACAAAAGCCAGTGACGGCACGCTCAAGGCTGCATCACCTGTTGTGCGTATCGTGAAGTCTCAGGAAGAAAACCAGCGAACTGATGTAGACGAAGACGGATTCTCCTGGTGCGGTTGCGCTACGGCGAATGAGGAGGCCGAGGGGGTTCATATAAGCCGCATCGATGTCGGTGTTTATACGCTGACTGGCTCTGCCGGTCTGGCATCTTCTGGCTGGCAACTTCTGCCGCCGATGGATCCGGGTGGGATGGGTGATCTCGGTATTGTTGAAGCTGCGAAAGGGGATGATGGGGTTCTGACCATTCGCCTGTTTAAGCGCAAATACATGCTGAGCGATGAAGGGGAGATCGTCAAAACAAAAGGGGCTCCTATGGATGTTCCGGCCAACAGCTGGATCGACGTTCGCCTCGATATGCCAGAGGATAGCATCTGGAAAACAAGAGCTTCCGAAGCTTCTCTTGAACTGACAGAGCAGCCTGAGGACATTCAGCCTTAAAAATTAATAGGCGAACCCAAATTGATCTGCATTCCATTCGAAACTACTGTATATAAACACAGTAATAAAGGGAGTGCAGATTATGCCCCGAATTTCAGATATTCAGGCCGCCTTTATTGCGGCCATAGAGCTTAACCCAAAGGGCTACCGCTACCTGAGAACAGACAGCTTTATAGAAAAGTTGCGTGGTTTTAACTGGCACTTCACCAGAGCCGACGCCAATGCATGGATAGAGCGCAATCAGCCAGGCTTCGCTGACAAGACGACAGACGGTAGCGACAACAGGTACTGGATCCTGCGTAACATGGGGAGGGTGCACTGATGGGATTTCCTTCACCGGCGGCTGATTTCGTAGCACCGCGTTTATCTCCGGAAATTATCTGCGGGATCGGCATGGACAGCCGCATCCTCGAAACCTCGTCTGGCTTTGCGGTTATCGAGCCGTGCACCAGACTGGTACAGAATCAGGTTCTGCTAATCCTCAGCGGCGGACGGACTCAGTTTGCCAGGGTCATGGGCAGGGCGCTGATTTGTGATGATGGTGAAGCGATAGAGGGGGAGGCTGCGGAAGAGGTTGAGGTGATGGGGCGGGTGACGTTCTTCATCAACAGCGTGATGCAGGATGACAGGGTGGTGTGATGGGGCATGGGTGGGGCATAAAGTTACCGCGAAACGACGTTAGTTCATTGCACATGACAAATCGTATCGCGGCAACATAGCAGAAGTTACCGCACATCAATCCAACATCAAGCCACTTCGTTAAAAGACTTAATAGTCTCCAGATGAATCATGATTGAAGTGATATTGATATTTAAAATCAGATACTTGAGGTTATGCGGTTTTTCTATGGGGCATCAGTGGGGCATTTTGAGTAAAAGACGCGTTCAAAATGCCCACCTGGTCATGGTTATTCTCGGTCATCCATTTACCGTAAACCGTGAAGAGCATTTGCGCTGACGAATGGCCCATCTGGTGCGCAACGAAGTTTGGATTCGCTCCAGCTACCAGTGCCCAGCAAGCATATGTGTTTCTGGTTTCATAAGATCGTCTTTGCCGGACGCCTGCACGACGCAGGGCAGTGCGCCAGGCCGAATTAATAGACCCGGGAACGTAGCACATTGTCTTCTTGCCGTTCATTGAAGTAATGGACGGGGAGAATATAAAGGTGCATTCGTCAGTTCTCTTTTTCTTGTATTCCCGTAGGCTGACGCTTACCTTGTGTGACGCCATCATTCTGGTCAGTGGCATCTGCGCTTTAAGCGCGTCAATTGCTGGCTGGGTCAACTGTATAGTCCGAATCCCGGCATTGGTTTTGGGCAGGGTGAAGTTACCCTTCATGGAATAGTTACGTGACACTGTAACTGTCCAGTTAACAGTGTCCACATCCTCCCAGGCTAATGCGCTTAGTTCGCCATGCCTGACGCCTGTATTTACCGCAAAGATAACCATATTCTGAAACTGTAGCGTTGGGCAGGCCGCAACCACTCTCTGATACTCATCAGAAGTAAGAGGATCTGGAATGGGTCTTTCTTTTGCGAGAGGGGTAATACCTGCCATCAGATCGGTTTTCAGGTATCCACTTTTGAAAGCAAAGCTCAGCATCCCGCCAAGGCATGCCATATAGCTATTGACTGTAGGAACGCTTCTTCCCTTTTTGGGTGGATGATTTAGGCCATGTCTGGTCTTCTGCCAGCCGTTCAGTAGCTCCTTCCTGGCACTAAGGATATCTTCAGTGTTCAGGCTGCCGATATACCTGTGCTCACCAATTGTTTCGATAGTGGTTGTGAGGTGGCAATCGTAACGCCTCAACGTCCCGAGGCTAAGCTCCATTTCTTTAAGCCCAAGCCATTTCGATTTCAGTTCAAGTAGTGAGATTTGCTTTCTGACAGTGCTGAATTTCTCTGCGTTCGATGAATCAGGGAATTGCGAGGCATAATTGAATGTGCCTGTCTTTATCGCAAAGCAGACTGAAGCCCGAAGTTCGCCTGCCATTTTCCTGTTTTTTGGCGTGTCAGGAACGCCGAGATTTTCCCTGACACGCTTCCCCTGATATATGAACCATATGCGTAACGATTCGCCATGAACCTCTACGCCTGTTGGGTATGCTGCCATAATCATTCCTCGTTTGATGTGCCAAAGGACATTTAAGCAGATATTCTCCGGCGTTTCGCTGGGCTTTGGTGCTCGATCCAGTGGTTTATCTCATCGCGGTTATACATGATTGGGCTGTTTTGCTTAGGTGCCATATCAGGGGCAACATGGCGATAATGCTTTCCCTCCATCCAGGTAGACCGGCGGGCATGCTGAATCATGTGCTTTGACATGCCGGTTGTCGCAGTTAAAAGTTCCTCTGTGACCCATTTATTCGGTACCAACTGAATAATGTCGCTCATGGTTTTCTCCAGGCAAAAAGAAGCCGCCCGTAGGCGGCAATAACATCAAGGGATGTGAGGCAGTGCTTTCGCACCTAATAGCCAGCTCATAACTGGCTATCAGTTGCGTCATAATTGACTGCGGATTTTTTCCAGATATTCAGGGTCAGGGGCGATCTCGTCACATACTTCAGGCTCTTCGAGAGCATCACGAAAAGCAGCCGCTACAATATTCCCACCCAAAAACTCCATACCAGCGCTAACCGGCGGCTCTTTACCGTCCTCATACTCAAATACGAACGTCATCTTTCCCATCATTTCTCCTCATGCCACACGCTGGGCGCGCAGCGATTTAATGTGTTCACTCGTCTCCAGTTCGGCGCGTATCTGTGCCGCCTCACGGTGATCGAGGTGCTCAAAGTAATTGTTGAATCGGTCGATTGAAGCGGTGTTGATCCGGCCCTGTCGCCAGTAGCGGACTATCTGTGATGTGCAGCTGTGGATGATGACGGGCCAACCGTGCTGGTCAGCGTAAATCTGACCCCGTTGAATTAGCTGGAACATTGGATGACTCCTGCAAAAGGAGGTAGACAATTGCCACGGCGCGAAGTGGATTACGGTGAGTGGCGGTAAAACCTAATTCGTGTGATGCCATCCACACAGTCTTTCCTGATGGAACGAGCCTGATCCGATGTTTCTTCATTACCGGGAAAAGCTCTTCCGCTTTGTGCAAAGGGAAGAAGCCAGTGGTTGCTTTGGTTCCACACCAATCCCAGCTAAGCTGAGCACCTCCTGAGTGATGAGGACTTATTTCTGCTTCATATTTCGGCTTAAGAAGGTTTGCGAGAAGCACGCTGATTTGACCATCACTGAGTTTGGTGTAATCCATCAGGAGCCCCTTTGCTTACGGATAAGTTCCAAATCAGCCTGGCAACTGGCGCACGTCTGGCAGCCGGGAACGGCAGCGCGTCGCGGCGCTGGGATATCCTCGCCGCATTCTTCGCAGTGCTCAGCCGAAACCGCGTTATGGTCGATGCGGTGAGCTGAAAGGGCAGCGTTACGCTGAAGCTCTTCAATCTCTGCTGCGGTATCGATGATGTCGGCCATGGTCAATGCTCCCGGAACTGTCGGTTAATTCGGTTGAAGGTGAAGGCCAGCAATAAAAAAGGCCGCGATAGCGACCTGGTGATGAACGATTTCATGCTGCCTACGAACCTCTTGTTACGCACATTTCTGGCAAATTTGCCCTTACCAGAGCTTCAGCGAACGGCGGCGGAACCGCATTACCGCAGCGGGCCACCTGCTTATCCTTCGGATACTTCACGCCGCGGTAGTCCCTATCGATGATGTACCACTCAGGGAAACCCTGCGCCCGATACAACTCATGGGGCTGAAGCATGCGCATGCCGATATCTACGATGCGGTAAGTGATGCCATCGACAGTAACAAGCCCGGTGCAGTCCTCCCCACAATATTCCCGTAGGAAATCAGCCGTAAGCTGCGCGCGGTGCTCGTCGTATCCCTCATTTGCCAGCGTGGTTTTAACTTCACCAAAATGCTGACCGCCAGCGGTCACGGTTTGCAGTGGAGTGTCAGTAGGCTGGCCGGTATTGGTACCGCGCATTTTGATAATGCTGGAGGTGACAAGAGCGTGGTGATCGGTGGTGGTCACGGTGTGAATGGGCTCGTCCAGAGCAACGCCAGCTCCGGTGTAATTCCCGCCGAAGTGTTTCACCATATTCGCCGCGACCATTGCGAACTTTCCGCCGCCGGCAGTAATCGTCCCCAGCGGTTTTTCCAGTTGCAGAACCCGCGGTGCCTGCCCTGGGCGTTCGCCATATCCCATCTGGATCAGCGTCGGCGTCACCAGCTGCGATTTTCCGCCGCCCCCAGCAGTAATCGTTGCGCTCGGCTCGTCTGCCCTGTGGCCGACGCTGGCACCAAACTGGCGGGCGATGACCGGCGCGACAACACACGCGCGAGACTGCTTGAGGATTGTATGAGCGGGTTTATCCAGCGGGCGCGGCTTCGCCTGGTACTCACTGCCGCCGTTGCCAGCCAGGAACGGGGTCAGCGCGGCCTCAACTACGCCGAGAGCATGCCCATTCCCGCCCGGGCGCCGGGATGTGCCAGCAGTGACCGTTGGTACGGGTTCAGTTACTGGCTGCCCGGTGGCACCGGTGCGGAACTTGGTCAAGTGCGGCACGGCTATCGCATATCCATGGGTTTTGGTAATGGTCTGCAGCGGTTCCTCCAGCGATTGCCCACGGAAACAGTCATATTTGCCCTTCGTGGTGGTGTGGTTGCACTTCACGATGAACGGCGTCGGATTATCCAGAACGAAGCGTTGGATGCCTCTGGCGATGCGCTTTAGGGTGTTCTCAGCTAACTGTTTCTTCCGACCAAAGATTGACGGGGCGCTAATTGACCAGTCGATACACTCCGCAGCTGTGCGCCACGGCGCCAGGCTTCCCGCCTGTACCGCTGGAGACTTCGGGTCTCCGTGCGTAGCCGCCGGCCACCTAACTGGCACGCCATCGCAGCGCATGACCATGAAGAATCGCTTACGAATGGTCGGCGCGCCGTAGTCACACGCACGCATCTCACGGTAATCGACGTTGTAGCCCAGTCCATTAATCAACTGCTGAGCTTGCTGGCTATCCGGCAGAATGTCCAAGAACTCGCAGCACTCGGCCAGCGCAGGATGATATGCCGGGATGCCACAGGAGAGCATTCCGCAGAAAGCTTCGAATGTTTCGCCAGCGCGAGCCGGGTCAGGGCGCATTTCCTCGACTAGCAGCGGTCCCCAGGTTTTGAACTCCTCCACGTTCTCCAGCATCATCACCCGCGGACGAACGGACAGGGCCCAACGAATGACGATCCATGCCAACCCGCGAATCTCTTTCTCAACCGGTTTTGAGCCTTTCGCTTTTGAGAAGTGTCGGCAGTCAGGGCTGAACCAGGCTAGGCCAACCGGTTTACCTGCGGTCGCTGTTGCCGGGTCAACATCAAACACACTTTCGCAGTAGTGCAGAGTGTCCGGGTGATTAGTAGTGTGCATAGCAACGGCATTCAGGTCGTGGTTAATCGCAATGTCCACGCTGCGGCCAATCGCCAATTCAATACCCGTACTTGCCCCGCCTCCACCGGCAAAATTGTCAACGATGATTTCTTTCACGAGCTTCTCTCCATTGTTGCGATTAACGACCGCGCGGACATGACTATTTGAGGAATGGGTGTTTTCTCTAACCACATGCGGTTGATGTGAAATTTGAGCTTCCGCTTGTTTTTTTCAGTAATGGCGCCGTCATGTTCAACGGCACTGAAAACCATCTCGACCTCTGCCGGCCAAATTGCGCAATCTGTTTCATAACCCTCCGGTGTCGGTTCTGATGGACCAACCATTCCTGGGGTGAGGGTTACACTGGAGGAACATTCGTTTCCCCAGTGATGCCAGCCTGGCGCCGCGCTGCGGCTAAATAGTTCGATGCGTGGCACATCACCGTAAAGCAGCTCCAGCCGGCGGCGAACTTCCCACGGCTTTTCGCTGTGCGCGCCGAGTGGGCTGTATACCACCTGCTTAATCCCGGCATGCTTTCGCTCCAGCCCGGCGCCGCGGGTTGCAATCAGCAAGTCCTCAGTATTGGCCCGGGTGTGGTTGCCGCCGTTCATGCGCGTCTCGGCGTTAAGCAGATCGAGGAAGTCGTAAAAGTCGGTGACTTCACCCTCGGCCAGCGCTTTGTTGATGCGCAGCTCCGCCTTCTGATTCAACTTCACCCAGGTAAAGCCCTTCATCGTGCGAACAGTAAAGCCCCACGCCTCGGCCAGTTCGATAGCCTCCTGGTTATGCGTGCCGGTGTACCACATCGCCAGCACGGCGTTTTCGGCGGCAAGTTCCCATACCGGCAGGCGCTTGATGTCGATTAACTTCATGGTGGAATAGTGGTCAGCAGCGGCGCCGTTACTGATGTTGTTGCCGTAAGACCAGGGAGGATCTGCGTAGATAAGAGAGTATTTTCCGGTCATGCATCCTCCCGCTCCGGATCGTTAACATCCCAACCATTACGCTCGATATTGGTTTGCAGCCGCTTATCTCCGACCTCTTCAAAGCTGCGGCCGGTAATTTCTGCAACTTCAGCGTTTGAGTGTCGCCACAGCAGCGCCAGCTCTTCGAGAGACCACGCTTTCATAGCACTGACTCCATTTCGTCGATGTAGAGGCCCTGAGCAATCAGGCGGCTACGGCGGGCGGCGCGGGCTATGCACTCCTGCCGTCTTCCTTCCTGCGATTGCTCTATGGCGCGCCGGGTGAAGAGGCGCGATTTACCTTGTGGTGTTACGACCTTTGGCTTCGTGACCAGGTCAAATGTCCGGTCGCAGATGCCGTCCTCGTTAAGCCATTTCTCAGTCTCAACGATCTGCGCTATCTGTCCGGTGCCGCGGGTGATGCCGTTTGCGACCCGGTTGAACTCGATGAGCGTTACGCCAAACTTCTCAGCGATTTCGCTACCGGTTACCGGGCGGCCACGCGTCTGAATCATCCAAATAACGCGCTCACGGAGGCCGGAGAATTGCCCGGTTCGCCCAGGCCTGCGGTAAAATGGTGTGCGTTTCATTTCCACTGCTCCCCGAACGTGAAGCCGATCTCCTCCAGCGCCTCGTCCATCTTCTCGATGAACTCCGGCACCATTTCGTTGAAATCGGACATGTACTGCGGATCGCGCTCAACGACGACGTGGTGAATGCCTTCGCGTTTCATGCGCGGGTCGTAGTTGGCAAAGAACCAGGCGTCTTTTCCGGTAACCCACATGCTGTACTGCACCTGGGC